ACAAAGAGTGGCCGTTTAGTAAAGGAATCGCCAGTCAAAAACCGCGCTCGTAACGGATCTAACGGCAAGAGTACAAAGAAATGAACAAAGGAAACGCTAAGCCTCCTGGCCTCTACGCCAACATGAATAAGCGTCGGGCCGCTGGGACAAGTCGCCCCAAAAGCAAAAGCACTGTGTCTCCTAAGGCATATGCAAACATGAAAGCAGGCTTCCCCAAAAAGAAGAAGTAAACCACACAGGATCCTTTAATGGTTCTGAAAGCCCCTTCCGATTACCTTTACAACTTAAGGGCCATGACATCCTCCGAAGCTAAAAGATTGTGGCGGCAATCGATCAAGGAACATTGGAATAACGAATGCGTTTATTGCAAATCCAAACAGGATTTAACCCTGGATCACGTCACCCCAAAAGCTAAAGGAGGACATGACATTTCGTCTAATGTCGTACCTGCCTGCCTCAAGTGTAACCAGTCTAAAGGTTCGAACCACTGGTTATCTTGGTGGATTGGTCAAGACTGTTTTGATCATTCCAATTTTTCTAAGGTCCTTTCTTGGACAACTAGCTAGTTCTCTTATTAATTAAAATTATGTCTACTACTGCTGATTCGACTACTTACGGTAGCATCTCTAATGCTCCTGGTAAGACGGATGAAACCCAACAGAACAACAAAGTCCATACCACCACTAACGTTTCCGGTGGCGTGACTACCACCACCACCGTTGCTGCTTCCTTTGGCGCTGCTGCTACCACCGTGGCTCTTAACGCTACTGTGGATGCTGCTGAGACGGCTATCCGTACCGTTCGGGCTGCTCGTGTTAAGCCTACCTCCACCACGACTGGTCTGCCTTCCGCAAAGGCTACTGGAACCGTTCGTCGTGCTGAAACCGGTGCTGTGGCATCCTTCGGCACCCGCGTTAACGGGTCTGGTTACACCAATGGCACCTATACCAACGTGGCTCTTGTTGGTGGTACTGGCTATGGTGCTACTGCTACCCTGACCGTTTCTGGTGGTGCTGTGACTGCTTCCACCCTTGTAAGGGGCGGCCAATGGTATACCGTTGGTGATGTTCTGACTTGCAACCTTATCGGCGCTGGCACTCTGTTTGCTCTGCCTGTTGCTACCATCACCCAGGGTTGAGATTATGCCTGCTAAAAAGAAAGGCCCGTCAATGCGGGAAAATCAGCAACGTAAGCTGATGATGCAAAAGATCGCCAAAGGTGGCGTTCAAAAGAGTGGTGTGACGAAACCTGCTCCTACTCCTAAGCCTGCTCCTAAAGCCCCTCGTGCTATCACGAATGGCAATAGCGCCACGATGAAACAACTTCGTGCCAAGGGTGTTCAAGCCAACCGTCAAACGCAAGGCAAACCCGTGATGGGTGGAACTAAAGGAAGGGCAACCGTTCTTCCTAACTCTGCTCGTGCTGGCAGGAATCTGATTAAGGAAGGTGCTCAACGTCTCCGTACCATTGGAGACAGTGGTCAAGTACGCGCAGCAGCCGCACAAGGTCGAAAGGCCATGGAAGCAGCCCAACGTAACCGCGCTCGCCTTGCTGCGGGCGTTGGTAAAGGCGCTAAAGAGCTTGCGGCTTTGAAGAATACCCTTTCTGGACTTCGGGGTGGAGCAGGTGCTGCTGGTGGTACTGATCTCCTCATTAGGGGCAGTCAAATGCTTAAAACTGGACTGGAGAGGGCTGGATTCAAACCTCCTGCTGGCAGCCGTTCTCAGGCAGAAATGAATAAACCGCGTTCTGCTCCTGCCTCCAAACCTGCTACCCCTAAGGATCCGACTGCTGCTCAACGGGCATCTATGGATTCTCAGGAACGCAAGGCACGGGCCAAAAACGAAGCCCGTAAAAAGGCCGCGGGTTCTTCCGCAGCAACCCCTAACACTGCGGCTTCCTTTGATGATGCGTTTAAGGATGCTCGTCGTGCCAAGGTTAAAACCTTTACTTGGCGTGGTAAAAAATATACCACCGAGATGAAGTAATCTAATGGCCCCCAAAAAGAATCCTTCCCTGTCCATTGGACGTGGAGAGAAATCCAAAAAGGGGGGCCTTACCGCCAAAGGCAGAGCCAAGTATAACGCTGCTACTGGTAGTAACCTAAAGGCCCCTCAGCCCGAAGGCGGCCCCCGTAAACGGTCCTTCTGTGCTCGCATGAGCGGTGTCAAGGGACCAATGAAAACTCCAAGCGGGAAACCCACCCGTAAGGCACTTGCCCTTAAGCGTTGGAAGTGTAGTTAATTATGCCCCTTAGTAAAGGCAAATCTCAAAAGGCTGTGTCTAAAAACATCAGCAAGCTTTCCAAGGAAGGCTACCCAAATAAGCAAGCTATTGCTATTGCCCTTTCCAAAGCTGGGAAGAGCAAGAAGCGTAAATAGCTGTCATAGGGGTCTAGGATCGTCTCCTTGGCCCCTCCACCCCTTTTTAGGTGTATCGTATCGTATGATTAAAACCAACCACCTTAAAAACGATTCTAAGCTGTGCCCAACATGCCAGCAAATCCTTCCACTTGTTCAATTCTGTTCAAACAAACAACGTTGGGACGGTTTAAGTTATGACTGCCGCAAATGTACGTCTCATAGATGCAGAGAAAATCACCAACGTCTTAAGCAAGATCCAATTAAGTACAAAGAATATCTTGCAAAGGAAAGAAACCGTCATCTAAAACGTAATTTTGGCATTACTGCCGAAGACTACGACCAAATGCTGTCCTCCCAAAATGGAGGCTGCGCAATCTGCGGAGCGACAGAGTGCTCATCTGGAGTGGCTTTAGCCGTCGACCACTGCCACAGAACTGGCACAGTGCGTGGAATACTCTGTCGAGACTGCAATACTACTCTTGGAAAATTTAATGATGACCGCAACCGTCTCCGCAAAGCAATCGAATACCTTGACCGAGCAGAAACTGAAGGAAGACTTTAGTCTGTTTTTAAGATTAGTTTGGAAATCTTTGGATTTGCCTACTCCAACAAGGGCTCAACTAGCAATGGCTCGCTACCTTCAACACGGAGGAAAACGTATTCAACTTCAGTGTTTTCGGGGACTAGGTAAAAGCTGGGTTACAGCTGCCTTTGTGCTATGGAACCTATTTAGTGACAGAGACAAAAAGATTATGGTTGTATCAGCCAGCAAACAACGGGCTGATGACTTTTCGATTTTCTGTCAAAAGGTGATTATTGATGTGGTGTGGCTTAACCACCTTGCCCCACAAGATGACGACCAACGGTGGAGTCGAGTCTCTTTTGATGTTGCCGGGGCACGTCCTGCTCAAAGTCCGTCCGTTAAAAGTGTTGGGGTTACTGGCCAGTTGACCGGCTCTCGTGCCGATATTCTGATCGCCGACGATATTGAAACTCCCTCAAATTCAGCCACCGACATGATGAGGGAAAAACTCCTCCAACTTGTCACTGAGTTTGAATCAGTCCTAACACCCAAAAAAGATAGTCGCATTATCTTTCTTGGCACGCCTCAATCTTGCTTTACAATCTATAATTCACTTAGAGAGCGTGGCTATGTCCCAATGGTGTGGCCAGCCCGGTATCCAAAAGAGCTTACTGGATACGAAGATGTTCTTGCTAAGGAACTTCAGGCAGATATTGAAGAGTATGGCCTTGAAAATTTAGCTTGGCGACCCACAGATACCCGCTTTTCGGAGATCAACCTTCTTGAGAGAGAACAGTCTATGTCACGGAGCAACTTCATGCTCCAGTTCATGCTGTCCACCAGCCTTAGTGACGCCCTCAAGTTCCCCCTCAAGCTCAGCGACTTCTCAGTGATGCCCCTAGACCCCGCTAAGGGCCCTTCGGACGTGATTTGGGGTGCTGATAAGGAGACCCTCCTTGACCTGCCCGCCGTGGCCCTTCCAGGCGACAGATGGCACCGTCCCAAAAAGGAAGGGGAATACACTTCTTGGGGTGAAACAATTGTTGCTGTGGACCCCTCGGGTAGGGGAAAGGACGAAACAGTCGCCGTTGTCCTGAGCCAAATTAACGGGTTCCTCTTCATCCGAGACATCTTTGCTAGTCAAGACGGATACTCAGATAAGACCCTCTGTGAGATTCTCAGAAGGGCTAAGAAATACAGCGCCTCCTCCTGTCTCATCGAATCCAACTTCGGTGATGGGGCCATCATGGAGCTGATGAAGAAACACGCTCAGGAAATGAAAGTCGGTATGAACTTTGAGGAGGTTCGCGCTACCACCAGGAAGGAAGACCGAATCATCGATACACTAGAACCCGTCCTCAACCAACACCGCCTTGTTGTGGATCAACGACTCATCCAATGGGATTACACCTCCAACCCAGACATGGCCCCCGAGGAACGCCTACCCCGGATGTTGATGTATCAATTGACGAGAATGTGCCGCGAAAAGGGGGCCGTAAAGCACGATGACCGGGTTGACGCCCTCGCCCTTGGCGTGAAGTACTTTCAGGATGTCCTTGCTATTTCCGCCCAACAGCAGGCTATCGACCATTCCCGACAACAGTGGGCAAATATGGTAGACGGGTTCCTTAACGCACCTACTCTGGCCACAGATCTGCTGGTCGCGGGAAGCACCTTTGACGAACCCATAACCCACGAAGAAGGACCCATTTTTACGTGGATTTGATGGATAGCGTTTTTCCGTCAAACCCCTTGCTACGACTGGCCCCTAGAGAAGGTGCTCTTTATTACCCAGGGAAGTGGTGCTCCTTGGGTGTGGAAACAGCGACAACGGAGGGGGGGAGACAACAGAGGGGGGTCTCTCCCTTTAAGGTCTTCCCCTTTCTAGGGGTCCCTGATTTCCAGAAACACCATTCCCGTCAACTAGGGCGCGTACTGCGTCCGCTTTATCAACCCAGAGGGACGGGTATGGGGTATGGACACGGAAGGGGGGAAGACAACAAATCTCTCCTCTTTCCTATGTAGGTAGCGAAGCGCCTGTACATTTCCAGCCAAAGACCCCAAGGGGGACGACAAACAAGAGATTAAAGAAGGGGGGGGGGTATATATTAGACAGTAGATGCGAAGCCTACTGTTGGATATATTGTTAATTATCTTAATTAATAATATTAATAATAATATTAACATTAATATTCTTCTTTATTGTTCTTAGGGGAAGAATGTATAGCGATAGGTAGCGATGTGATACATAGCGACCTATTACGATACAGCTGTTATAGAAAAAAAATAAACAATATAAATATTATTATCATTCCTATTAACTGTTTCCTTATCACTAATGGCACCCGACATTAAACAACCCTTTGAATCTCCTTACGCTTCTAAGGTACGCCTCATCTGGATCACACCAGCAGCAGAACACACCATTGAGTATTGTGCAAGAGTCAGTAATCCCAAAGGCCAACAGACGTTGGATACAACAGGGAAGCTACTGAGGTATCTTGTTAATCATAATCACTGGTCTCCCTTTGAAATGGCGAGTGCCTGCGTAGAGATCAACACAACAAGAGACATCTCAGCACAGATTCTTAGGCATCGGAGCTTCTCGTTTCAGGAGTTTAGTCAGCGATACGCGTCTACGGTAGATGGGTTAGGTGGTCTGGAGATTCCGCATCTCCGTCGCCAGGATCTGAAGAACCGTCAAGCTAGTCATGATGATCTGAGCCGGGAAGAAACACAGGCGTTTTATCGACGCATCTCCAGTGTGTTTGAGGATCTTGAACATCTCTACCAGGAAATGCTGAGTTGTGGTATCGCAAAGGAGTCAGCAAGAAAGATTCTTCCTATGAACAGTCCTACCCGGCTCTATATGTCTGGGACCATTAGGTCGTGGATTCACTACCTTTCTGTAAGGCGAGAGGAAGGGACTCAGTTTGAGCATCGGGTTATTGCTGAACAGATCTATCAAATCCTCAATAAGGAGATGCCTAACCTATGGGAAGTGATCCATTAAAATTAAATGAGTTCCGGTATCTATACCGTGGTCTGAAGCTGAGGCTGCCTGATTGGGCGGCCTTTCTGCTTCTTGGGTTGTTGGTGTGGATTGAGGGGAAGACCATTAAGGCTCGTGTTAAGAACACCATTGATGATGCCATTGAGGAATATGAAAAGATTGACCCACCTACTCCTGTTGTGTCGCCTCCTGTTTATTCCGAATCGGGTAGTGACTTCTTTGACGAGATGCGTCTCACTGCGCCCTGGGCGGCTCCTGAACAGCCCTCTGACTCCCCGTAGGTGTGAGGACACCTCCGACTCTTCAGAGGGCCCTTAGCGGGGCTCCTAGGTGTCACTCATGATTTTTGACACAAATTTCTGAAGTCATTACGCATGTACGGCGGCGCCCAGTACCCCCATGGCCCCCCTCTCGCCAGGAATCCAAGGCCACCGCACCCCATCCGTGTCCAATCCCGTGTCCAATCGGCTCTGGACAGGGCCAAATGCCTTGCCCTGGCTGGGTTGCGTCACTGCTTGAAAGACAGATACGCAAGCAAATTGGACAGGATTATGACGTTTTGTTACGGGTAGGGGCAGGATGGGCCGAGGTGTGGTATCTATGCGCCTACACGCATACTATTTATA